AAGAGACAACTCCTATATGAGTTGGTTATGGATAATAAACAACTAACAAAAAAAGGAGGCCAAATGGCAAACTTAAAAACAGTTGAAGAATACAAACCTTCAACACAAAAACCAAGACAAAGTATAGATCAATTCCAGGTCGATACTAGAAAACAATACTCAGCAATAGATATAACTAATGCAGTTGAAAAAGTACTTTGGGAAAAAGACTATTGCGAAATTGATTCATATGACATGAATTCTTTTCTTATGGATGTATTAGAAAAAGTTGGACATTATAAATAGGAGCTAAAATGTATAAAGTACTAGATAAAAAAACTTTTAAAGAACTTCCTAAAAAAGAACAGGATATCTTTATAGAGAGCGGTGCTAAAGATCAGCAACTAATGTTTCAAGATGAAGTGGGACATCAAGGATTAACTTGGCAAGATTATATTCCTGAAACAAAACAATATCTTCTTGAAAAATACGATGGCCAGGATGGAAAAGAATCTTTTATTTATAAAATAAATGAAACTGATTACATTCCAAAATTTGACCATAGTATTGATAGAACTTTTTGGCAAGAAGGTGATCACATACAATGGGACACTGATTTTATGACAAGAGAACAACTTGAAGAATATGCGGAGGGCATATGATTGTATCAATATTTAAAGGCAAGGCTAAAGACTGGCCTAAATACTTTAAAAAGAAATTTGGTTCATATGGGCCAAAGGCAACGTTAGGTGACGTTGGTAAAAAACAAACAGCGAGGGTTTATGCAATTAAACAATATCAAAAACCTCAAGCAAAATAAAAAGTACTATAAGATTGTAGCACAAATCAAAAGTACAAAAGATAAGTTGAAGGAACTCGAAGAGAAAAAAAAGAAACAAGCCTTCAAAATGCTTGATTTAAGAGTAATGACATAAACTAAAAAGAGAGGACAAATGTTAAAAAGGATAATAAGTATAGGGCTCTTTATGACCCTACTTCAAAGTTGCTCAAGCTATACACCCTTAGTTGATACAAAGGGCCGTTCTAAGTTTGAGTTAAGCAACGCAACTGAAATATCAAATGACTTAATACTTTGTGAAAAACTTGCAGATAACAATACTACATTTTTTGGTAATATGAATTTTTGGATTCTTAGTCCTAGAGCAGAGACTCAGTACACAGATATTTATAGAAAATGTATGGAAGGTCGAAACCACCAAGTATTAAATTAAGGAGGAAAGGTGAGAGGAAAACTAAAAGTGACTAAAAAAAACCTAGTCGATGTAAGAGACTCTATGGCTAAAGCTAGACAAGTCTATCATTTAAATACAAAGGACAGGGATAACTTTCATAAGTTGCTTGGTAAACGTATCAAGTTTGCTAGACTCTGCAACAGTAAGACTCAAACAAAAGTTGGGAGGGCCTTAAACGTTTCCTTCCAGCAGATTCAGAAGTATGAGAAAGGTGATAATGAAATTAAAGCGTTTGATTTATTTAGGGTCGCAAACTATTTAGGAACGACTGTCAAATGGCTTTTAAAACCAGCAAAACATCAGGAGGATAGATGAGACAACAACTAACTAATAAACTAAATAATAACATTGAATATGACTCGAATGCAAAGGGTTATAGATACTATGTAGATGGAAAACCAAAATCAAGTGTGACTACTGTTATTGGTAAGTATAAAGATACAGGAGCATTTTCTTTTAGAAAAAGAGACAAATGTTTAATTGCTCTTAAAAATAAAATGTTAAGTCAAAACAAACCTTTAGACGAGATAAACTCTTTAATAGAGGATATAAAACGAGAAGGTCAAAAACTAGAAGAGATAGATATGAATATAGGCTCTAATATGCACGAGTTTATTGAATTACATCTAAAAGATAAAAAACCAGCTTTATCTAACGAACAACCATTACAACGAATGCAACAACTATTTATGGAGTGGTGGCCAAAACAAAAGTTTATTGTTAAGGCAATTGAACTACCTTTATATAGTCAAAAGTTCGACAGAGCTGGTTGTGAAGATATATTAGTCACTAAAAAGGCCTGGAATGGTAAACTTGCTTTAATGGATTTTAAAACAAGTAAAGATTTCTATTCAGATCAACCAACCCAGCTAGTGACTTATAAATCGTTTTTGGAAGAGTCTACTGATTACAAAATATCAAAACTTGCAATAGTAAACATTCCAAAAGACCCAAACAAAAATATATCAATGTGGGCCTTAAATATGAATGATGAGAAAAAATATTTTAAAGCCTTTAGGTGTGCGATGTACCTAGAAAAGATTGATAAATTTTTTAATAAACAAAAAAAACAATACAAACAAAAGGAAGGCAAAAATGTCTAACTTCACTAAAAAAAGCAAAGACCCATATGTAGGTTGCAAGTCAAATACTATATGGCCAACTGGTATGAAGCCACCAATAGCTCAATATCAAAGAAAAATAACTGAGATAGTTTATACTTGCTCTATCACAAAGAGAAAGTTCAAACCCTCTCAAATGCCAATGGAATGGTTTAACCAACCTCAAATTCAACAATTTGTAAAACAAGGTTGGGAAATGACAAAAGAGTATGTAATACAAGAACCATTTAAACAACCAAAGTATGGTGAGAACGAAGAACTTATCGAGGTATTTAGATTAAAAAGACCTTATCAAAAAAGAGGTAATTTAGGTGCTGGGTTTAAAAGTGTAGGAGAGTCTATTCCTACTATGCCTGTTCAAGAGTTTGCACCTGAAAATGCAAAGCCTGTAACTATGGAAGATTATAAAAATATGGAAGATATGGATGATAAACTTCCAAGAGAGCCAGGAGAGGAGGATGATTGGGATGAGCAATTTTGAAGATTACTTACACCTTGATAGAGATAAACTTATGAATGATTTAAGAGATTTATCCGCAAAGTATAATCAATCATATGCAATTCAATTACAAACAGAAACTAAAACAAAAGAACTGAGTGCTGGATTATTTATAAAATATAAAACAGGCCAGGAAAAAATATCTGTTAAAGAAATTGACGCAAAGATTATACTAGATCCACATATGGCTCAGCAAAGGTTAAAAGACGATGAGGCAAGAAAAAACTATTTGAAAGCTAAAACCGACTATAATAATATGCTGACCGAAATTTCTCTTTTACAAAGTGAACTTAAAAGAGAATTACAATTAATGGGTAAGGAGAGATAATGTTATTTTTTGGTAAATCAAAATCTGATTGGAAAGCAATCGAGCTTGAGTATAGACGTGAGTGGGTTTGCTTTGTAGTAGGGTTTGTATTAGGTGCAATTATATTTTAGTGCCTTGTAATATTATAAGGTTCTAAATCATCATTTTTATTGAGTGGCCTGTAAGTAATTTCATAATCTAAAAGAAACAGGCCATTCTCTTCAAAATTTTTTAATATTTCTTCCTTATGTTGGAAGTTTGGATAAGTATCTATAAAGGACACAGAGACGGCCTTACCAAGAGGTTCACTTTCCTCTGAAGGTGCAAAAAAGAATTGTGCGTCTACGAATATATAATCGTTCATAGATTGTTCTTATCATATTCTAGACTTTAGGTAATTATTTTTTTTTAAAGGTATTTACACCTCTTATGCCAAGTATTGTACTAAAAGCACCTATAACTAATCCTTGATACCAATATGGAAGGTTCTCAAATTTCATAAAAAAGTAATCGACTCGTTCTTGTAAAGCCTGGTCACCAAAAAAAACAGAATATGCTAAAATTAACAAAGGCAAACTTAATAAAATTAAACAGAACTCATCCTTAAAATCTGACTCTTGTCTTTTGTGTACTATTTTCTGTAGTTCAACTTCCCCAGCTACTGCTCTCTCTAAATGCTTGACCTCTGCTTCACTTTCTAAAAGTTTTGCACGTTTTTTATTTTTATATATCTCTGCTCCTGTTTTAAGAGCTAATCTTCCTAGTGTGAACCACATTTTAACTCCAGTGCTAGTTGGCAATAGTGAATGATTTTTTCATATCGTTCACGATTAGATTCATAATCTTTTTTTCTTACTGCATATTTCACAATATTTCCATCTATAAAATCTAGCTTATGGGCCACTATTAGCTGAATAGGGTCTATTTTGCCATTTTTGTAGTGAGAGCCTCCTACTTGCTTATCTAA